AAGTGATAGAGTCGCTTTCACAAGCGATCCAGTAAATGAGATCCATATTTTCATTACAAAATTTAGAGATTTTCTTTTTACTGATAGAAATCCAGTAGTCGCCAGACAATAGTTTTAAATTGGCTATTTTGAAATTGAATTCTATATCTGTATCACCAATCACTTCTGGATAATAATTAGATTGTTCCAATTTTATTGTATGATTATTAGTGGCACTATTTGATTTATCACATACTACTCCCACCAATACATCATCTACTATCTTAACCACTAGGTCTGGTAAAGATAATTTGGTGGAAAATTGATTAATAGTGGTGATATCGTTATTACGAAGCATAAATTCTGCTTCAATATCAGTCATAATAATATCCTTTTCTGGCAGTTTTACTGTTAATACAGTGATATCTGAAAAAAGATATCTTGTAGATTGTCTTTCGTTTGAAATAGTCAGATGTGTGTCATAAAATATAATATCTGGATCGTCAACGATCTCAACAACAGACAATAATTTATTAAGATCGTAAATAGCAAAATCTGGAAATGTTTCTTCTACATGGGCAATCGCATATACGTTCTTAGCGTCCGACAAAGTTTTGATAGTATTCCCAGATTTTATAATCAAAGAAGGATTAATTTTTTGATAATTCTTGAGAATTTTTAGTGTGTCTTTAGAAATTTTCATTTTGATTATTCTCCAATAATAATTCGGGACTAGTAAATGGTTTTCGTGTAAAGTGTATTAATAAGATGATACAGTGGATCGCCTTAAATAAATCTTTTACGTTGTATGGATTTTTGTTTTCGTCTGCTTTTTTACCATACCTTAACACGTATCGCATAATAGATGTTTTAAGGTAATCTATAATCATATCCTCACTAGCAAACAAGTCTATTAATTGGACAGATTTAGATTTATAATGTTGTCTGTATGTGCTACAAACATATTTTTTAACATCACTTAAAATTTCTTCTTCAGAATAATTAAACATTAGTTTTTTTTTGATAATGTATGGTTTAATTAATTTTATCCCAGAATAGTATTGACGAGAACAGGCATCTTCTACTATAGAAACAGGGGTATTAACACATATACAAACACTGTTTGTATATTTTTGTCAGATAAATATGAATACAATACCCAGATATTTGTGCCTCTAATAGTTTTAGCCTCTCTCAAAGTTTTTAAAATAGTTTCAGTGATAGTTGTGGAGTTGGTTAATTGGAATAAAAATGATAAAGCACCTGGATTGCCTTTAGCGTATTTTATAATTTGTTCGGCGGTTAGTGTCATTTTTTTATCTGTTACTTTTTAAAATTATTCTTTGTAACTGTAGTGAGATCCAAGAACAGTTTAAATAAACCCATCCTGCATGTTTAATTACTGCCAATGGTCTAAAGCCAAAAAGATCTATATAAATCCATTTTGAATCAAACTCTCCCTTGTGAAAATATATCCTATTGTGCTTAATCATTAAATTTAATAATTAAGCAGAGTGTAATAATGATATTAATTGAATAGATTCATTTTGATAATGCTGTTTTCGAGCAGCAGAATAAGCAGCAGCAGTAGCAGAATCAGCAGCAGCAGAATAAGCAGCAGCAGTAGCAGTAGCAGAATAAGCAGCAGTAGCAGAATAAGCAGCAGCAGAAGCAGAATAAGCAGCAGTAGCAGAATCAGCAGCAGCAGTAGCAGTAGCAGAATCAGCAGCAGCAGTAGCAGAATAAGCAGCACAAGCAGCAGAATAAGCAGCAGCAGTAGCAGAATAAGCAGCAGCAGCAGTAGCATAATCAACAGAATAAGCAGCAGAACGAGCAGCATACCATTCGTTTTTACTCACTTCCTGTATTAATGCCTTTTTATGTAATTCTGCTACATCTACTATACACTCATCATTACTAAATCTGATTACTCCTCGTTCTGGATCTAATAATCTCCATATAGCTAATTTGTGTAATACTGGTTGTAAACACACTCCTACTGGTATAGCTTGTATAGATTCTAAAGGAAATCTCATAGCATCATCATTAGGCAATCCTTCAAATATATTATCAAATAAATAGCATATCCATTCTGGTAATCCAAAAAAATTACTCATATCTTTATGAGAATTAGAATGAATGCAACAACCTACATGACACCCCTTACCATTTTGCCAATAGTGACCTTTAATTATTTGATCGTGGGCATAGTGGGATTGTAGTTGATATAGGAGATCTTGTTTGAGTTGGTCATTACCATAGAAAGATAAATTATTGTAACGAGTGTAGGAGTGGGTATAGTCGATCATGATGATTAATGTGATGATATAGTTATCATATCATCACTGATTTAGATTGTCAACTATTAATTTTGTGGTATGAGAGGGGTCTAGAATGCCCTGTAAGGGGGGTTAAATGGATTTAATGTATTTGTTATGGTCAACGCCGTGGGCGATATCTTGAGTAATATTATCTGAAGGTTCTGCGATTAATCGAATATAATAAATACCCAAATCACTCCAATGTGGAGTAGCAAGATGCTGATTGACCATACGTCTAGCACGAGATGCTTTAGTAGGCATGAGCGGTAGACCGCTAGGAGATAAGACGGGTACTCTTTGCATAGAGATAATCCTAAGAGTAATAAAGTTAACGGTTCCTTAGACCAACATATCCAAGATGTCCTATTTAATAGAATCTAAACAATTAGATTTATAGAGGTACAGACTAGGAAAATATCTGAACGTATATACCAGGATATGTATTGTAGATGTGGTCTAACCACAAATGATCTAGACAAGACTTGAGTTAGATATATTGTTATATCCAAGCCACGGGGTTAACCCCGTGGTTCTTGACCTTAGTTAGTGGGGTAGGCTATTTTGGTGAATCCATCGACTTTAGAAAATTGCATCACTCGATCAAAATCATCGATAGCAACATCTTCTCGATGAGTAATAATCATAATATTATGATCGACCATCTGGTTAATAATACTCATCAAATTATTGTTAGAATCATAATCTAAAGAACTATCAAACACTTCATCCATTATCAATATATTAGTACTATTAGCACTATTTAAAGACGCAAGATCTCTAAATGAGAGCATAATTGCTAGAGATATTTTCATCTTTTCTCCCTCACTAAATGATTCATAAGAAAAATTCTGTTTATCCCTAGCACATATAATTTCTTTAAATAATGAATTAAATGTGAAATTTATGTTTAATCCAAATATGTTGAGATAATTATTGATATAGCTATTGAAATATGGTAAATATTTTTCTAGAATTTTTGATTTAATCCCAGAATCAGACAACAACTTAACCACTATATCATAATTATTTTTATCTACTTTCAATAAATCCAATTTATTATATAATGACTCTAAATTAGCTTTAGTGTTAGTCAATTTATCATTATATTCAGTTATATCAGAATTATTTGATTTTGGAATTACGATAGATAATCGGCTAATTCGATTATCTATAGATGTTAGTTCACTATTCAAATTTTTCATTTTTTGAGCATGTTCTGTTTTTCTACTAGTCAACTTTTGAATATCTGACAAGATAGCTTGTCCAGAATTAAGTTTTTTAGTGGCTATATCTAATTTAGTTTCAAAGGATTGTATATCACTCTTAAATTTTAATATAGAATCCCTTTTTAATGTAGGATCTATAGATTGAGTACAAGTAGGGCAAGTATTGTTACTCTCGTAAAATTTAATTTGTTTGTTGTCCAATTTGATTGCAGCATTACAATCACTTACATAAGTTTTAAGCTTAGTGATATGTGGCTGCGGATCGCTGAAACCAGATAACTCTAACTCTAGTTTATCCTTTTCTAGCATCAATAAATTGATATTTTTATTGATAGAGTCTTTCTCTAAATTTAATCTATTAATTTCTTCACTATTATCCACCACAGTGGTATTGGTGATAGTATTGATGAATGATTGTATTAATACTACTTGCTCATTATTTGATTTGATGTCATTTGATATAGATTTAATCTCATCATATAACTCTTTATTTCGCTCTTTAGCCACCACTAACATTTCTGCAAAGATTTTTATATCTAGCAGTTCTTCAATTAGTGTACGCCGCACCAATACTGGCTGCTCCATAAAAGGAATATAATTACAACTACCCAATATAGCGATATTAGAAAATGTTAGATAGTTGATTTTAATGATATGATCTTCAAGATATTTCTGTTGTTCCTTTACTGAAGACAATTCGTTAAGTTTTTCACCATTAATGTATATATCAAATACATTTGGCTGCTGTCCTCTGACAATTTTGTATTCATTATTAGATGAAGAAAATTCTAATTCTACCAGTAATTGTGCTTTATTGGTAGAATTGATTAGTTGACTTTTATTTATATTTCTGTATGCTACACCGTATAGTGCATACACAATAGAATCTAGCAATGTCGAACTATTATGGGTCAATTTAAACCCAGTAGTCACATATAATTGATCTTCTGCATCAACGGTGATACATACTTGTTCTTCCTGATAACCATTCTGTACGATCTCACTAATCGTTGATTGCATAGAACGTCTGGATGGTCGCCATCTGTCATCATGTAATTTGAATGGGCATACTGGCAATCTGAATGACAAATTCCAGCAATTACCAGACTTATAATGGGTACGATTATCTGCAATTGGTTCACATGCTCGTCCACCCAACGATCTTACCAAATCTCTTACTAAAACAATTAAATTGATAGAAGTAGAACTAAAACTAGATCGTGGTCTACCATCTGCTTTTGATAATCCTACACAACCATTGCTATCTAATAATCCCTGTAGTAATTCTAGTCTCGATTGATAATCCCATAGCAACCAATCACTATGATCTTTGTGTAAATTTTTATCATGTGATAAACCACTATCACGATACTTTGCTATTTCTGGATGAATAGCAGACCAACTATATCCAGATTGTGCAGAATGACCACCATTATTTCTTGAATTAGTAGGAATCCCCAGAGAAGATTCTAATAGTGGCAGTAGTTTAGATTCAATTCTGTCATCATATGAAACCTTTAGTTGTCCTTGACTAAAACAACCATTACCAAGACAATAACCTAGTGCATATCCAAAACTAACAGAGATACCTTCTTGGAGTCCGTCAAATTTAGGTAACGTATATCTTGCAGTATTATCTGATGATTTTCTCACACCATTGTCAATTAATTCTTGAGTAGTTTTGGTAATTAATACATTTTTACCATGTCTTTTTACCCATACAGACCATAGATGGTCTTTACCACATCGTATATCCACCCCATCCATAGTCTTTACCGTGTATACATCTTTCACTCCTTGAGGATGGATAGACAATACTTTGATGGGTGTGCCAGCAGAACCAATCACATAGTCACCAGGACGAATAGCACCCATAGTAGACCAACCTAAAGGAGTTAGAACTGGTTCTGATATTGGTGCTTCTTTACCCGTCCCATTAGACCCTACAACAATAGTTTTATTGTGGTTACACAAATCTATTTCTATTGGCACATTACCAACAGAAATGAAATTTTTTATTTTGAGTTTTTTTAGTAAGATCATCTAATAACTTCTACCATTAGCAGCAAGATTAAGGGAACCGTTGTATAGATCAGAATGATTTCTATACATGCTTATTGCTACCCAATTCTTAAAATTGGCATATTTGATAGAAAAACTCCAATAATTATTTTCAGAAGTATTTCTCAGCACATCTATTAATTTTAATAATTTGCGATCTTCTTCTATCACAGAGGCTTTGTTTTTATTAAAAGCATATAAGAAAGATACCCCTCCTTGTAATAATTCTTCTTTATCAAAAAACTCTATATATCTTTTTTCTAATGTAATGTAATTATGCAAATCGTCATATGCACTTACCAGTTTCTTATTTTCCTCCCAATGATAATTAACAATATATAAAGGACTACGCTCAAAAATTTGTGGAACAATATTGTCTTTCAAATTATATTCAGGAGCAGAGTTTAAATAATAATGATTAATAGGTCTACCAATAATACGACAACAAAGATTTTCCAGATGACATTTGTATCTATGTTGTCTAATCTTATCTCTAAATTCTTTCTGGCTGCTTATATTAATAATATCGCGAGAAACATACATCTTTAATGTGTGTCCAGACAACAAATAATGTAGTTTATCATCAATATTCAGTAGATGCAAGAAAGCATTAATAGTGGCTAATGTTTTTAGCCTAATCGGATAATACTTATATTGATCGGAATCATCACTAGTCGTAGAAATTTGTAATACTGTTGGTTTAACAAACTTTATAAAATATGCCATATTACTTTCCTAAATTCATACTATTTTCTGGTATATATTCTTTATAATCGACATCACCGTATCTATATCGTCTATGTCTATACTTTGCACATATTCTTCAAACAATTCTAGAGTAGAATTGTTTGAAATTGCTTCATCAGTAAATTCTACATCACTGATATTTTTAACCAATTGTTCTACTATTTTAACACTGTATGCAACAGAAGTCAATCTTTCCACATAACTATCAAAATCTTGAATTCCATCTAATCCCTTCACTATTAACTTTACCACACAATCCCTATAGGATTCTAGATCAATAGGTGTTAAATATGGTTCATAATAGACAGTTTGATAAAGTTTATAAGGATTTCGTATAAACTTTGTTTTTAGGGTGGTAGTATCGAGTACAGTTAATCCTCTAACCGCATTCTCATCACCAGCATTCATTTCTCCAAATATACCAATATAGTGAATATTTTGGTAAATAGATCTGAAATGAATATGACCAGATAACACCTTAGTATATTTGGAGAAAATATTGGGATCTGTGCCATGAGTGAGGTGGTGTCCTGGTAACAACATGGCACCATTGACCTCTAAGTGGGCAAATGCAATTTTTGATTTAGTATCGTCAATAAATTTGACAGTATTATCATAATTACTAGTATTGATCCAAGGAATCAAATCGATACTAGTTCCACCAATATTAATAGTCGCACATTCTGAATAAGTATTGATATTTGTATACTCACCTAATACTAAATCAATAGAATTAATATGGTTCGAGTCTTTATAATACAGATCGTGATTACCAGTAATGATATGTATCTTTTTATCTTTTAGTTTATCTAGTACATATGTTTTAGTTTGATATATGGTATGTAGTTCAAGTGATTTGCGGTTATCAAAAAAGTCACCTAATTGGATGATGGTATTGATATTATTTTCTTCTATGTATGGAAGAAAAATATTGTCAAACCACTTTAAGAAATAATTCCAGTGCATTGGATCGGATTTTCTTACACCCAGATGGAGATCTGCTAAAATTGCTACTAACATTATTCTTTCTCATCCTCTAGTGGTGGTTCCATGTTGTCTGGTTAGCTATATGTGTCCCAATTAATTGGTCTAATTTGATCTGATATTCTGGTGAGAATTGGATAGTACTATCAGGCAACCAACTAGGAACTTATTTGAGATATCTTTCTGGCGATACTAATCCTGATTTTACTCCAAACTGATAATGTAAATATAATTTGTCACCACCAAACCATTGATTATAAATTAATTGCTTAGTAGATCCATTATTTACATTATGATTGGGTTGATCGAATTGCCACAAATTGAGTATAGGATCGAAATGAATCATAATTATACTATCTCCAGATTTCTATATTTTAACTCGATAGAATCTTTTAAAGCTTGCTTCTCATGTTCCTCCAAACCACCTCCATTAAAGAAATAACTAAACTCTGAAAAATCTATAATTTTATTTTTTATCTCTTGCTGCTTCTTCTCAATCGCGATAGTGCGAATGAACGCAAAATAACAAATTTGAGTAAAGTAGGAGAATGGGTTAGTACTTATAGCAGGATCGAAATTGGTGATAGACTTTAGACAATTTTCTACTGCATTATTAATCATGTCCTGTTTATAGGTATAATTAACAAATCCACCACCTTGAGAAAATCGATATGCAATCTTTTCTATCTGAATTAATAAGTAATTACTTACCATTGGTTTATCTAGTATATTAGCAATTAAATACTCGTAAGTGCATCTAAGATAATACAATTTTAATATATTAGTAGTAGAGGGTAACTGTTCTTTAAAGAGAATTATTAAATTTAATACTTTGGATTTCCAGTCGAGTATCTTGGTCTTGTGTTCAATCAAGGCATCTGCAAATGCTACATTGTCAACATAGTGTTTTGGTTCTTTGGTGGTTCTTGGCATAAAATTATTAGATTATCATAGTAGTATATTAATTTTTCAATTATATATATACCATTATAAACAATATATCACAAATTGTCAATGACATAAATCCCTCCTATTGTTAATAGGAGGGATTTAACATCACTTCAGCTTTACTGGACTACCACAACCATTTCTGGTACTGCATATATTAAATACACCTAATCAAACATTACATCTGCTGTAATGTTTCGTTGAGGAAACGGGAAGCTAGAGTTTGATTTTCTGGTGCCACTAGATCCATCAATTTCTTCAGGAGTTCCTCCAAGAGCGTAAAATAACTTTGTGAACGGTTTAATAATAACTTCGTCGAGGACTGTGAAGTGTTCGTCGAGGACTGTACTGATTTTAACGTTGCTGTCATAAATTTTTTCAAATATTCCAGTAATGGTTGATCGATCTGCCAATAAAGTAGTTTTATCTTGTTGTACATTTTCTGATTGCATATTTTCAATCGCTTGACTTGTTCGGAGTCTGATGGATGAATTGTTGTCATCAACAACTGCATTTGATTCATCGAGTATTGCATACGCCCCCCCCACGCTTCTATTTGTGCTATCACTTCCAACACTGGTTCTGGAATCATAAACTTCTCCAACATTTCCCACAAAACTTTGATGTGAAATTTCTGGTTGCATGGATTCCATTTTATTAGATTGCGAATCTCGCTGTAGGTCTTTTTCGTTTGTGTCTGACCAGTTGTATTTTCGTACTTGATTATATCTGATCGTAATTTTGAATTTATGTTTTTTAAATGACCGTTTTCCATATCCAAGCCAGTCATTTTGTCCTGACATTGGGTAGCAAAATCTTTTTCTTTCTTGGATGTTTTCTCCAGTTGACTGACTTTTTCCTTCAGTCTGGCTATCTCCAATTCTGCCAATCTCAGCTTTTCTGCTATCTTCATAATCCTGTCCTTCGCTCTTAGCAAATTTGGCAATCAATCGTTTAGCACAACCCAAACTAGCCACTTTAAATGATTCTAATCCATCAATTACAACCAACCAAAATGGTGATTGTTTACCAGATTTAGTAGTGTGTCTAATTAATTCGATCATCTCAGTTAAAGTGGTTTGTTTGGCTGTCTTCATTAACTATATCAGTGAAGGTATAGTTTGTCAACTATTAATTTTGTGGTCTGAGGGGGGTCTAGGATGCCCCGTAAGGTGTCTCGATCTGGGAGTTTGACACTCCCCTGCCTAAAGGCGAGGAGATTCTTCTCTCAATGACGCACCTTGCCCACGCAGGTTTGCCCCAGCGAAAGTAGAGGTTATGGGTGAGATAACTAAAGTGACGGGGGTTTCCGATAACCCAATTCTGACAATTCTGGGTCTTTGTATTCCGCAAAAGTAGTCGCAATTCTGCAAAAATAGGAATAAGGCTTTGTACGATATGTCCTAGACATTTTATTAATTATAAATTTTTATAAATATTCTCCAAAGAATTTTTGATCGAAATCATCTCAGGAGAATTTTGATTATTATCCACCCCAACTTCTTGTAACACTCCAGTATATTCAACAGAATTGAGATACATATTGTAATATTCAAACATAGTAGGACTCATATCTCCCCAGACTACTACATCTTTTTGATTCATATGAAACGTATTATCAGAACTATTACTCATCCACGGTGATAACTGGTAGTTCATAATCATCCGACCACCAGAAATAATTGTTATTGGTCTAACCACCAGTGGATCGGTAATATAAAAAGACCCGTCTTCTTGTTCTTCAAGATCGTCTGGGATATTGACAAATCCAATAATTTCCTCATTTGTAACTAATTTAATAGCAGCAAAGAATTCTAAATCTTGATTTTCAGCTTTTGAGTCTGGAGTTAACATCATTTTTTCTTTATTAAATCTATTTCTGTTATGTTAAATTCTAATTCTTCTTCGGAATAATATTTGATTCTGTCCATCAAATGATCGATAGTATAATTTTTTATATTACCTACACTAATGTTATCCGCGATATCATATATAGTAGCACGTTGTTTAGAATCATGCAAACGTAAACCTCTCCCTATACTCTGTAAATTGCGTATTCTAGATTTATTTGGTGATGCGAATATGATATTATGTAGGTTTTTAATATTTATACCTTGTTGGTATGTCTGGTAGGATGCTATTATCACACCATTTTGTTCGGTTTCTACTAATTGTCTAATTCTTTCTCTCTCGTCACTACTAATTTTTCCATATACTAAATGTATACTTTTTTCTGGTAGTTCTTTAGTGAACTGTTCATATAGTGGCAGACCTTGTTGTTCTACTCTACTGAATAATACCAAAGTATTGCCTTTTAGTCTAGAAACTAAATTTTTGATAAAGTTATTTCTAATTTGGTGAGTGACTAGATATTCTAATTCTTCTGTGTACGTTGCAAACATTCGATATGGGTGCTTCAGAATAAGAATTTTAATAAAAACATCACTAATTTGTTTATTTTTAATTAGTTCGGTAGTAGTGACTACTTGTTTACAGTCACCAAATAAACCCATTAATTGTAATTTATTAGCTTTAGCACCATCTAGAGTACCAGTAAATCCAAATCTATATTTACATTGATCTAGATGTTGTAGGATGATAGTCAATGATTTGGCAACAGCAGTGTGGCAATTGCCTGTTATAACAACTTTACCATTGTGGCGAACAACAATATTTCCTGTTGGCACTTTCACACAATAAACTTTGCCATTATAATCGATTTCAGATTTAGTTATACCTCGACAACCTATTCTATTAATATGTTTACTAATAAATAATCTATAAACATCATTAAACGTATCAGATCTATTATCAACTTGAACGGTTTGATTAGTGTGGTAATTACATAGCACCGCCATCGCCTGATAAAAATCAACATTGGCTTTAATAGTTGAACTATAGTAGTATAAACCATTTTTTGTAATACTTCCATCCCAACAAACCATTTCTTCAATAATTTGTCTACATACATCTAGTGACAATTCCGCAATATTAAAATAATCTGATATATTTTTATAAGCGTATGAAATGCCACTCACCAAAAATCTTCTTTTATCCTTTACGTTGCCATTACGTTCAGTTCCCTTGACTTCTCTAAAATTAAAGTCACCTTTAGACATAATATCTAAAAATTTATTTATTTTACGTTGTTTTGAAAACGTAAAATCTAAAGTTAAAGTTCCATTTATATCAGTGTGCCACAAACTACCATCCGCTTGGAAAGCAATTAATAACTTATCTAATTCAGTCAATTCTGTTTTAATATTTGATGTTGTCAAACCACAAGTTTTAATAGTCCAATTACCATTATTATAACTAACATCTTTATGAGACTTTTTAACATGATTTATTTTATTAAAAAGTAAAATTTCGTGATTTGGTGTGGTAGTTAAGCTTATTCTTCTGTCAGAACTAGCATTAATCAATTTTCCACTATAGTCATTTTCAATATAACAAATTGGTTTTACAAAAGATATTTCATTTGTGTCTGAATCATATTGGGCAACTAATTCAGTTTTATCTAAACAATCAAATCTAACAAATCCTTTATTGGTGAGTATTTCTGTATCTGGGGTAAAGCATTCGTCCACTTGAACGCATCCATACTGTTTGAAATATGATTTAGGCTGAGTATATATACCTTGCCACGTAGACATCACTATTGGTTTATCTGATTGTTTTTCACGATCTTCAAATATTTCATGAATTAATCTAACATCCATACCATAACTAACAAATTCTTTTTTAGTTTGTATTACTAAACTAGTATTTGGAAAAATTATCAAGACTTTAGTAAAATCTTTATAATAATTAGCCAAAATATAAAGAGACATGCTCTTGCCGCTACTTGTTGGAGACAGTATTAATTTTCTATTATTAAATATACACTCCTTAACAGTATCTATCTGATAATCTCTAAGAGAAAATGGCAATTTTAGAGATTTTATATATGTATCTACATCGTAATTACATTTTTCATTTACATCTGGTGAGATTTCATATGTATAATTATTATCCTTCAGAAAATTGGTGAGATGATCTAGTAGTCCATAATATAATTGCCCACCAGTAACAGAGAATAATCTGATTTTTCCGTCCCACGCACCATTCTTATATGCTGGCATATATTTGTAGCCAGATACTTCAAATGAGTAATAATCATTCAATATATATCTCAGTTCAGCATCACACTCTACAATAATGTAGAGTTCATTCTTTTTTTTAATCCTAACGTCAGTCATGAATGCCCCAAAACCTTTAATAAATTTATAGAATGGCACAAAGTATCTCATTACTATTTAGAGGGGGTCACAGGGCATTCTATACCCCTCTCAGAGCATATTATCTAAATGCTCCATCAGCAAACCTGATCTGATCGGCACAAGTTTTAAGATGATTGCCTTGAAACTTTACAAAATCTAATATTCTAGTGATATAAACTTTGAGATCTTCCAATTTAGAAATTTCGTTCAGATAAGATATATATTCTGAATCTAATTCTATTGCTCTATTAAGTTCAGTATTAGTTTTACCTTTAACTATTAGATCTGGATTTATCTTTTTTTCGTGTTCATATGATGTACCATTGTAATATCTAGCCAATCTAGATCTCAATATTTCCTTTTCATAACTCTTAATTCTATAAGCATCATGAATAGATTGGTATATACTATGGTATTTACTATACAGTAGAGGATAGTCACTTAACCTCTGAGTAATATTTGCAGCATTTATAGGTTGACAATCTTCTTGAAATATATTATATAGTTTTTCGGAATTTGGGTATTGTTGTAAATAATCCAAAAATGAGACTGATTTGTCAGACATATATTTTTTAGTGAGGTATTAAATTTAATAGATTTTAGATAACATGTGGTTTTACATCAAAATACACATATTTGAATGAGGCAGTGACTTCTAATGGTGAAGATTGACGATTTTGAGTAGAAAAGTTAATAGAAGACAATCTTACTGGAAAGATTTTATAGAAATATACATCGAATTTTGGATTTAGTGAGTTATCTAATACCGTCAATACAGCATCACTAAAAATGCCGCCATTACTAGCTTCTCCACCTTTTGATGGATTATTCCTTACATAATTTTGTTGTTCATACAAATCGGTGAGATTAGTTGGATGTCCAGAATTGATCAACCAGTTATAAATTTCTAAATAATCTGCTAAATTTTCTTGTAATTTGAAACTAACGACTAAATCCGTGTACTGGATCTCATCTCCAGGCATAGGAATTGCATTATACAAAGTACTCTGTGTGGTAGTTTCTACAGAGATCTCCGGTACTGCAACTTTAGTAACAAAAAACGTTACATTCGGTGAGTTAAGTATTTTAAACTTAAAACTGGTGTCATTGAGAAAGTTTATATTATTTGTGTTTTCGCAAGAAACATTACTCATGAGGTTTAGATTATTAAATTTAATAATGTACTCTTACAGTATAACATACTATTAATATTAATGCAAATGTCTGAAAGCTATACTAAGCACTGGTGAGAGAGTTGATAGTATATAATTAGTAATAGTAGGTAGTACTATTACTAATTGTAATAATAGATCATACTTGTAATAATAGATCATACAAATATGATCTATATTGTATTATATTAATAGTAAAATTAGTAATAGTACTACCTACTATTACTAATTATATACTATCGACTCTCTCATCAGTACTTAGTATAGCTTTCAGACATTTAGTGAGAATAGTTGCAATATACAAGATAATATGTTATGCTTATAGCAGCATAGGTAAAGACAAGAGAACTACTAAAAGTGGTTCTCCTTTTAAAATCAAATACTCACCAAAAAAGATTATCTTGTTAATGCTTGACAGACTAATATGGATATGTTAGAATGATAAATATAAGAGTAGACAATAAAAAAAAGTCTACTATTTCTAGTAAACTTATCAACTCAATATTATTTATGCTAAATCAAACTATCCCATTCTCACCAGACATTTTCATTTCCGACATTGGTAAGTTCCAATTATGGACACTTGCTAACAGTATTAAACTTAATAATAGATCGAATTTTTCTATGCAAGAGATGCAAGATGCTCTAGGGTATGGAATGAGAACGATCCAGAAGCATATGTCAAGCAATCTATTCTATCATAGAGAAGAGCAGATTGAACTAGGATATACCAAAGACAGCGATTATGTATGGTTCAAAGATAAAAATTTGTACCACTATGATGAAAATCGTACAACTATATACTCACTATTTCCTAAACCTTTTGATGAAGTAAAAAATATTTTAGGATTTATTAGAGAATTATCTTTAGTTGAAATCTCACCAGAAGAATTGCATAGAGATAATGTAAAAGTTACTCATATTACTGCAACAGAATATATTTTACGCAATCAAAAAATTGAATATCAATCATCACTACAAACTGATAAATTAATTCTAGATACTGAATCAATCTTTAGTGATGTAGATAATGTAAAGGGAGTCCTTAATACTAATAGAGAAGAGTTAGTATTGTTGAATGGTGATGTAGTAAATACTAAAACATCTGTCACCCAAAAAGAAATCGCTAATTATTTGGGGAAATCTATTGGATATGTATCAAGAAATCTGAGAAATGCAGATATCGATACTAAAATTGTATATGCTACTACTGAAGAACTGAACAAAAAAGTCGGTAAATATTTCAAAGAAAATCCAGATAAAAAAGCTGGTTTTTTTCAAAATATTGGGTTTGTGTCAGTCATGGGTGGCAAAGTTTTTAAGAAGATCGGCAATATATACAACAAGACTTACAATTTTGTTAAAGGAGTTGTTGAAACAGTTGTAGAGACTATTAAAGAAAAATTTTTGCATTTTTTTGATGTTCATACCGATTTACAATTGCATAAAGTGTATCAAGCATTTAAAACAGAACAAAAAAAATTAGGTCAAAATGTGCCTGGAGTTTGGAATCAACTTACTATAAATTTTTTAAATGATTCGTTTGATGATATCATTATTAAACCAGATGAAGTCATCTATTATGAGGCAGAAAAAAACAATCCTGAATATGGAGAACCAGGATGGCAAAGAATTAGTGTCAAGAGTGCCGTTAGAAAATACGTTGCAGCACTTAATGATAGTCAATATAACGAATATATACTTGCAAAAGATGATATTAATGAACTTTATAATGATGCCATCAGTCAATTAGCAGAATACCATTATCGTGATTCTCACCCAGAAAAAGCAGAATTATTTGCCGAAAAAGATAGAATCCAAAGAATTGCATCAGAAAAAGCAAAACAGCACCAAAAAGATGTTCAACAAAGAAATCAACAAGAAAAAAATTTAGTTGCGAAATATGAAAAAAAAGCAGGCGTGAGTGAGATGTTTGACGACAAAGCAGAAGATAAATCTTTACAAAAAGATCTTGATTATGCAGTCAAATTGGGGGAGAAATATTGGAATGAGATGTTAGATAAATCTGTGCCAGGAGAAGATGAAATGATGGATTTTATTGCATTGTTCTAGTATGCTCTCAGAGGGGACTAGAATGCCCCACACCCCTCCCTAAATACAATTAATATACTTTTAATCAATATGAAAGACAAGAATCTATATATAGCAGCCTTTGTTGCTGCACTTATTCATTTTATAATTATTCCCTTGGTGATCATGTTTTTCTGGAATATGGTATTGGTTCCAATCATCCCAGCAGTAGTAGCTGTTATTAATTTCTGGCAATCATTAGCAATTAGTCTAACAATTCAATTTTTAAAAAGATAAAAATCTCACCAAAATAAAATCATATATATTATTAACTATGTGTGCATATTTGGGTCTTGATGGATGTATTAGAATTAAAGTTGGCAATCCTAATAATATGTTATATTAATTAAAAGATCATTCACAAAAAAAAACACTGGAGAAAATTAAATCATGACTTTATATAGAGGTACATGTGCATATCTAGATCTTGATGGAGAGATCTATACTGATACAAAAGTGGTAGAGGCTGATTCAAAAAAACTAGCAGGATCTATTTTGTCTGAATTTTTCCGCAATAAGCACGATGTACCTAATGCTAAATTTTTATTTAGCACACCAAAAGAAGTAACTGGTAATACAACTATTGCTACTGGAGATCGTAGTGTTGCTATTGGAGGTCGTACTGGTAATACAGTTATTAATAATGGTAATGGTAACATAGTTGGTAATAATAATCAGTTCATTGGTGCAAATACTGGAACTGGCAATAGCAATATAATCGGAAATCTGAATATTTAGATACCTTGCTAAATATTTAAAACAGTGTTATAATAAGATATAGGTTAACAATAAAGAAATATATCTTAATAGTAAAGCAGAGTCCTTTAATTATTAAATTTAATAATTAATTATTGGTTCAGATTTTCCAAACAAAAAAATCTTTAACTTGCCCTCGTAGCTGAAAGACAGCCAGTCGCCTTATAAACGCACTTTTAGCGATCTAGTGAACGCACCGATCTCATAAATCGGCTGAGGAGGGTGCAATCCCCTCAAGGTGCATTAGTTAAACTTCTATAAAAAGTTACTCTTGGGGGTGTAGTGTAAGCAGCACCGACCATCTTATAAATGGTGTTCTCTAGATTTTGGAGACGAGTTCCAGTTCAAGTCTGGACACCCCTATTAATTTCTTCTATTTTTTAAATCAGTAATATTTAAAAAATTATGATCGAATTCCCAATAAAGGATATTGGCACACTGCTGTTTATGAAAAACCAAAATTTTTTGGACAACCAAGTATGTTAAATTCACCACTAATTTCTGTTAGAATAGAATTAGTATATTGTCAAATTGTAAATATTATTAATTCTGATGAAACTAACTCAACAACATAAATTTTACTCTAATCATCCATTTTATTATGAATTAGATTATATCTGCTTCTTATCTAAAAATTTATATAATTATGCAAATTATATTATTAGACAATCTATATTTGCTGGTACTGGTTATCTTAATTATTACAAGATATTAAAGCTTGTTCAGGGTACTATTGATTATACTTCGCTTCCGGCGAAAGTGTCCCAACATGTCCTGATGGGTCTTG